ATACGCTATAACGCATGGAGAATTAAACATGGGATTCGCAACTCACCTTGGCCCTTGGTTGTTGGGCACTGTTAAAAACACTACAGGCTCTACCGCTGGCACTATTCGTAATCTGGGTGCTACTGTCGTATCGCAGTCCAAAGCCATTTTGTACACGGACATTACGGCGGCTACGGTTGCCTTTACGATTCCCGCAGGCTCACAGATTCTGACCGCTCAGTTTAATACTACAGTTGCTTATGCAACAACAACTCCTACATACGCACTTTTCTCTAATGCTGTTGCAATCAATACAGCAGCAAACGGAAGCGTGTTTACAAACACCGGCATCGTAAATATTTTACTTGGCAATAACTCTGCCGCCGCCGCTGTGTTGTGTAACAACGTAGGTACGACAGACGCAATCATCACGTTTACACAGGCTAACGTCACCGCCACATCCGGTGCTGGCGTATTGACTATTACGTATGTTGTAAAAGGCAGCGATGGCGTTGCTAACCCAACCGCTGCACAAGCTTAATTAATCTAGGGGGCTTCGGCCCCTTTTTAAAAGGAGATTAATTATGATGCAGACAGACGTAAAAAGCGGCGCGGCAGCAGCCAATGCAACCACCACCATTTTTGCTGACCCAACCCGTATCAAGGGCATATCCATCAGCTATTCATCAGGCGCAACGGTTGTTCTGAATGATGGGACAGGCGGTACAGCTAGGTTCTCATTTACTGCGCCAGCGGCTGCGGGGTGTATCTACATGGTATTTCCCGGAGAAGGTATTAGATGTAGCACCAATATTTCTGCTGTGGTATCTGCGACGACAACCGCAGTGGTGTTCTATGGCTAAGTCTCCAGCATGGACTCGCAAAGAAGGCAAATCCGAGAAGGGTGGCTTGAACGCCAAAGGTCGAGCTTCCTACAACGCAGCCAATCCGGGGAAGCCGGGGTTGAAAGCCCCACAACCCCAAGGCGGCAGCAGGCGAGACTCCTTTTGCGCCCGTATGAAGGGGATGAAAGCGAAATTGACGAGCGCAGAAACCGCAAGGGATCCCGATTCGAGGATTAACAAGAGCTTACGAGCTTGGAACTGCGCTGATGGCGGGTATGTAACGGCGGCTGATGGTTGTGTTACCAGCGGCAAAACGAAGGGTAGGTTTGTGTAATGGCTGACTACAAACGCAAAATGGGTATAGAAGAAGATAAGGATTCTCCTTTGTACAACCGTGAAAGCCTTAACCGCGAGACGAACAAGCCCAGCAAGTACGACAGTATTCGCTCCGCTGGTGAAGAAAAACGCCTTTCAAAGCGTAAATCTGAAGGCTTGAAGCAAGCGGCACTGGGTGTTGCCTTATCCCCCGCCGTCACTGCTTTGGAAACCGCAATGGGCGGAAGTGATAGCAAAGATAAAGGCCCAATAGGTGCTGGTGCATCGCATCTTGCTGGCGCTGGAAATAGGCTTGCAAAATCTGTCAAAGAAACAAAAGATTTTGTTGGTAGTGGGCTTAGTCAGTATCAGAAAGCTAAATCAGAAGAAGCTGGTTTGGATCGTGAGCTTGAAAGCCAAAACAAACGTGAGTCTCGTGGCATGGCAAAAGGCGGTTCAGCTTCTTCTCGTGCTGATGGTTGTGCTACCAAAGGCAAAACGAAGGGTAGGTTTGTATGACCGAACAAAACCAAGAAACTTTGAAGCACATGATTGATGGCGCTTCTATCCTTACTGTAATAGGAACACTTGTGGAATTCTTACCCGCCGTATCTGCGGTTCTCAGTATTGTTTGGGTGGCAATCCGCATCTACGAAACAGATACCGTAAAGAAGCTCTTGAACCGCAAGAAAGACGACAGTGCCGAGTAGTAGTGCAAAGCAACACAAATTCATGGAAGCGGTGGCTCACAACCCAGCGTTTGCCAAGAAAGCCGGAGTCCCACAATCAGTGGGCAAAGAATTTTCAAACGCCGATAAAGGCAAAACTTTTAAAAGAGGTGGTGACATGGCTAAAGCAAACCCTTTCATGGAAATGATTGCCAAGAAAAAAGCAATGGCGGCAGGTAAAAAATCAGAGATGCCTTCTAAGATGGGCAAGCCTGTGATGAAAAAAGGCATGGATACCGCCAAAGACGGTATGAAGAAAATGGCTAAAGGTGGCGGTGTTGAGGCCAAGGGTAAAACCAAAGGCAAAATGGTCAAGATGAACATGGGCGGCAAAGCCTGTTAAGGAGTAAATCATGGGGAAAAAAACTGCAAGATTAGCTGGCCTTGCCGCACTTGCGGGTGTGGCTTATGCCAACCGCGGCTTATTAGGTTTTGGAAGTAAGGGTAAAGACGATGAACGCCCTGCTCGTCCTGAATCTACTGAAACTCGTGATGAAAACTACAGTAATGAAGGGCGAAACAAACCCCCAATTACTAGCCGTTCTTCTGGCTCAGATGAAACTGGACCAGTTACGGTAACCCGTTCCGCAGCACCCAAAGTTGCTCCTGCTCCTAAACCTGCTCCAGAACCTGTAGCTACATCGGACAGAAACGAAAACTACGGCAATGAAGGTCGTAGATCAGCAATGGGCAGTTCCGCTTCCCCTACGTACATGAGCAAAACCCCCGGTGGGGATGAAAAACGTACCGAAGGCAGTAAGCCCATGCCTTCTTTGAAGGCAGTTGAAAATCGCATTGCTTCAAACAGAACTGATGCGATGCGTAATGCTTCACGTGCAAATGTTGCTGGGGCAAATCGCCAAAAGGCGATGAGAGCAAATCCAGAAGCGCAAGCGGCTGAACGTGTATACCCAGAAGAACTTTTAGTTGGTGGCCCCGGCATTAAGGTAGTAGGTGCCGCAGCAAAAAATTTAGCCAATCGTGGTGCTAAAGAAATAGCTGAGTATTCCACTCCTTTGTTGCGCGGCCCAGCGGCGCAAACAGCAACGCCTCGCCTTGGTGGGCCAACTCCACAACTGACAGGCCCAAGTAAAACAGATCTGATGGCACGTGATCGTGCTGCTCGCGCCTCTTCTCGCCAAGAAGAAATGTTGCGTGAGAACGCTCGACGTTCTGGTCTTGACCCTGACAATATCAACCCAGCAGTGGCTAACAAGGTTCGTGAGAATATGGGCGGTGCTGATTTCTCCCTTGGCATGAAACGTGGTGGCGCAGTCAAAGCAAAACGCATGGCTTATGGTGGTATGGCTTCCGGCGGCATGACTGCTTCTCGCCGTGGTGATGGTATCGCTTCACGTGGCAAAACACGTGGCAAGATTTGCTAAGGAAAAATCATGGCAACCAAATTTCCTCCCGGACAAGACATGGAGAACATTTCCCCTAAAGATTTAGAGGAAGCCAAAACGTACACCAAAGAACGTAAGGCGTATAAAGATGCTTCCAAAATTGGGAACGACGAAGAACCAAAAACAAAAGAAAAAAAGACAGCACGTCAAATAGCACGGGATATGGATTCCGAACAAAATACACCCTTCTCAAACAAGTACATTGAAACTGTAGGCCCGCGAATATCCAACATTAAAAATGAAGCGGGTAGAGGAATTGCTACTGGATTGGGATTAGCTGGTATGTCTGCGCCACTTGTGGCTGACCTTGCCCGAGCCGCTGTGACAGGGCGTAAACCTAGAAGTGATGAAGATTTAAATGAACTGACCCGTGAAGTTGCCAAAGGAAACAAAATGGCCCCCGGCGGCAAAGTCACTGATAAAGTGGATTACGAAAAAGATTTACATGAGTACGTGAGAACAGGCACTGATAAAGTTAATAAACCAATTAAAAAGGTTGAAGACTTAAAAGTGTTAAAACATATGCCAGAAGCGGCTGCAAAACTGGCGGCGGGGCTGGTTGGTAGTCCGTTTGCTAGTGCGGCATCCGGCGTGGTCAATGCCTATAGAGACCTTCCAAGCGGAAAAAAAATGCGGGAAAATTTAGGTTCTTCCTATAAAAAGGGTGGCTCGGTTTCCTCAGCATCTTCACGTGCAGATGGTTGCGCTACCAAGGGCAAGACTAAAGGTAGGATGGTCTGATGATGTCCTCCCGTGGTATGGGCGCAATCAACCCCAAGAAGATGCCGGGGAAGAGAGTCATCCATCGCAAAGACAAACCACAAGATGTGGATATGTATGCGGAGGGTGGCAAAGTCAATGCTGCGGGGAATTACACTAAACCAAGCCTTCGCAAGAAGATTGTGTCTCAGGTCAAAGCTGCGGCAACGCATGGCACTGGCGCAGGTCAGTGGTCGGCAAGGAAAGCTCAGTTGGTAGCCAAGAAGTACAAGGCTGCTGGCGGGGGGTACAGAGATTGAAAGCGCCGCAGACTTCCCTTAAGAACTGGGGTGACCAAAAATGGAGAACCAAAAGTGGTAAAAAATCTTCTGACACAGGTGAAAGATACCTTCCTGAAGCTGCAATTAAAAGTCTCAGCCCTGCTGAGTACGCTGCAACAACACGTGCGAAACGTGCGGGGAAAAAAGCCGGAAAGCAATTCGTAAAGCAACCGCCTAAAGTGGCAAAGAAAACGGCAGGATTTAGATAATGGCAAATACTTCCGGTGCATCATCATTTAACCTTGACCTCACCGAGTTGGTCGAGGAAGCGTTTGAACGCGCTGGTGGTGAGCTTCGCACCGGATATGACCTGCGTACAGCCAGACGCAGTTTGAATATTATGTTTGCCGACTGGGCAAACCGTGGCATCAACCTGTGGACGATTGAAACTGGCGTGATTGATCTTGTTCAAGGACAAAACACCTACCCGTTGCCCAATGACACCATTGATTTGTTGGAACACGTCATACGTACAGGTGCG